TACAACGTTTTCTTTTAATCGATAATCCGAACCGGTGTTGTAAGCAGTAGAACTTGATGTAACTGAAATTGTTCCGACTGCAGTTGTTGCGTAGTGAAAACCAAGAATGTTGCCGGTTGATGTGTGGCGATTTAACGCAAGACATTCACTAAAATTTCCAATGTTGACTCGGCCACTATCGGTGAATTGAATCCCAGTAGAGTTATTCCTTACAGGATTATTAGTCGTCTTCCAAAGCAACGATGGGCCGCCGTCATCTGTACTCAGGCTGCCGCCAATTAGCATTCGATACGTTCCATTGGTAGTGAAAGCGATTGTGTCTGCTTCAGACCGATATAATCCAGTATTGACATCGTCGCTAAAAGAAATGCCTGGCGATGCAGCCGTTCCAGAAGTGGCCGTATTAGTGCCATCAAGGTTGTGTATGACAATCCAGTCTGAATCTGTTCCATTGCGCATCTTCATCTGGCCTGCTGTTGTATCGGCCCAGTTTTGATACGGATAAGTCGTTGCTGGGGCCGACGCACCACTGTGATTCGTAAACGCAGCCTCAAGCTGGTTATTTATGTCTGCCCTTACGGCTGCACCGCTGGCATTTGCGACAACTCCATCAGCTTGTGCCATAAGACCTCTAGCTCAGTGCTGTACCGAATCCTACTGCAGTGTACTGAAATTTTCTGTCAACAACACGAGACCCTCGTTTGAACAAAATGTTGAAACCAGTTCTTGTCGGCTCTTTGAGAATGAAATAATCGCCGCTTCCCAAGTCATACCCAGTAATGCCCACAGCGACCTCAGTATTTCCATCGGTATAGAAAGCATCGTTGAAAACGACATCAAGGCCAGACGCTGACGATCCAGAATTAAGCACCTTACTGTTCTCTGTCCGACGCTCCAGCTGCAGAGTGACTCCAAGCTCGTCAACAATCGGGGTTTGGTTGACGTTTGTTGTGCTTAGCACGGCCTTGAACTGGAACGACCGCCCCACATAAGTATTGTTCTCCAAAGGAATCCACTCTTCAAAAAGCAAATCAGTTTGCTGCTTAATCTTGCTGCCGTCCTCAAACAAAATCTTGTCTCCATCTTCATGAGTAAAAAATGCATTAGTTGCTCCGTTATCTGACTTGCGGAAATATAGCTCAACATTTGTATTGTCAGGGACGTCACCGTCAAAATCAGCCCAACTGTCAATTAAATCAAGCCGATCATCAATCAAATCGCTAAAGTACAAACTTCGAACCACAAGATGTCGCTTGAGGTGAACGGCATATTTAGCACCTAAGTCTAAAACGTTATTGAAAAAGTATTCGCCATTGGTAAATTGAGTGCCAAAAAGCGTGTCAATGTTATTAGTGAATCCATCTAGGTCGGCAATAGAATCAAACTTCGCGTCACCATCAAAAATCAAACCGTCGTATTGGTCGCTGTAGAAGACATTTACTTTGTCACCAGGAAACTCACCAGGCGTGTCCTCGCGAACAACTTGATAATCGTAACGCGGCACGCTATCTGGGATGTTGATCACTGCGCTTCTAGCGTTAAAACTTCTAAGCCTTTGCTGGTTTTGAAACTTGATGAGGTATTCACCATTCATCAATGGCAAAATTGCTGATGTAGTTCGAGCTTCAACTTCTCGCAACTGAACACTATTGGCCCAAGTCCCTGAGCCATCAGTCTTCGAGCTGTGCTTAATAACAGCAGTAAAGCTTTCAAGATTTTGACCGTTAGCTGTCGCCGCCCAGCTCAGGTTGACTTGATCAACGCCAACCGCCTCAATCTGCACATTTTCAGGGTCTGGCGGCAAAATAATTTGTGGGCTGCCATTAGCGTCATCGCTAGTACCGCCAGCAGGAATCTCACGTTGAATAGTGGCAATTTGTGAAATCGTCCTAGTGGGGTCAGGGCCAATAGCACTCAGCTCTGCAAATAGAATTTTGCCTGGAACAAGATTTGAATTGACATCAACAGAAGTATTGCTTGTAAAAAGAGTGGTGAAGTTGCCACCATCACCGATCCGATAGCGAACACGAAAACGCTCAACATTCGGTGCAAGACCTCTGCCCCAAGAAATGGTGGCTCTGTTGGTTGTATTTCGTCCATCGTCAATCTGCTGGAATGTAATTTTTAGGTCTTGCGGTGCAATAGGTTGCTGATCAAAGAGGAACGGATCAGGTAAGGCCAGGTCTGAAGCAGTGTCTTCAACGATCGTGTAAATACCATCTACATGACGGACCCCAGTAATTGCATAGGTTCCTTCTTCGCCTTCTGTAACGCCAAGGCAGCGGAATTTTCTTGCCGTGACATTGCTGTTTTTAATAGAGAAAAGAGCGTCATCTGGCGGTGGCTGCGTGAAGTCAGAGCTGAGCGTTACTCGAACGCCACTTACACTGGCGATGTCTCTTGTTTCAATCGTTCCATCAGCCATCACCACAGACAGTTGATTGCCCGTTCCAGAGGGCAAGGTTGCGGTCTGGTCTAGGTCAACAAAACTTCTAGTCGCACCAACAATACGTCCGGCATATCGACTGCCTGATCTCATTTCATCGGCCACCTCAAAAACTTGACCAGGAAGTACATTCAAGCCTTCAAGGCCAACCGCGAATGTAATCGTGTCTTCGTGCAGCTTTTCTGACTGCAGCAACCATTGGCCCATGCGCTGAGCTTGATACTTAGATGAACACCCAAAGGCAACAATGCTTTTTTCTTGTATTCCATACTTGTCTATTAAAGCTTGATCCTCGATGACAACAAAATTTGGCTTGTAGAAATTGCTAGGGTCGTTGTACCTCACGCGGACTCGTGTGCTTCTTGTTTTTAAAGAAGAGCCGCTGTAGGTGAATTGACCATTGACAACATTTGAATTACTGAAAATATGGATAGGCGTAAGGTCACTTCCGTCTAGGTTTCCGTGATCTGCGGCAACTTGAACATTGTCAGATTTCCAGAAGAGCATACCTCTAAAAATACTGGCAAAGTCTTGAAGAACGCTATAAGCATCAGCCTTATCACTTATGACGGTGTTGATTGCAAATCGCGCTTCACGCCCTTCAGGGGTATCGACCTCGGCGTTGCAATACTTTGATATTTCGATTAGATCAACCCAATTTAAATTAGAACTGTCAACAAAGTTTCCGGCTCCATACCTTGAATTAGTCAGAATATCGTAAAAACAACAAACGGGACAGGTTGTCCAGAACAAACCACTCTTCAAGCTGCCATCAAACGGCTTATCTTCAAACTCCAGGCGACCGTCAGGCTGAGGGTTGGCGTTGCTTGGGATCTGGACCCTTTTCCCGCGAACTTTGTAAGATCTAGCCGGGAGAGTGCTGTATTCTTCCGAGTCAATACTTAAATGCGCTAGAGCCGTAAAAGGATAATTTGTTTTAAATTGCTTGCCTTGAATGACTGATGTCAAAAAGACCTCATCAGCTCTTTTGCTAGCTAGCGGTTCTGTTTTAGGCAGGTCAACAAGATCGTTAAATGTAATTTCGAATGCTCTATCTTTTTCTTCATCCGTGTTTCCAAAGGCAACTTTTTTTACACGAATCCTGTATGGACCATTTTTCTTGCCTGCGAAATTACGCAGAAAGATTGGCTGCGTTTTGAATTGATAGGCAGAGCTGGCAATGCCTTTAATTGTGTTTACGTTGTCACTGTTAATTCCTTTGATCGGCACCAAGTGGAAATTGCCGTTTGCGTCCTGCACAGATAACTCAAGCCTAATTTTGGCAAAGAAAAGCTGTCCTCTAGCCAACCCTTCAGGTGCGACACAGAAAAGCTTTGAAACAGTGAACACCAGCTGCACAAAGTCAGTCTCAAGGTCAGTGATATCTACAATTACTTGGCCCTCGCCATAGTCTCTTTTTATGACCTTGTTTTGTGGATTAAGTTCTTCGGAATAGCTATCACCAATTTTTTGATTGACGCTAACGATTGAAGTCTGAGCGTCGCTTAGCAGGCTGGACTCATCAAACAAAGGCTGATCAGGCCCACCGTCTCGAAAGGCAGCGTGAACTAGCTTTTTGTTTGCCTCGGTATCAGAAAGCGCAGTCTCGTTCAGGAAAACGCCTTTGCGCTTTTCAACGACACCTTCTATAGGCCCTTCGCATAGGGCGTCTATCAGCTTTAGGTTTGTGCGTGAATTAAGAGCCATGTCCTAAAGAAGGTTGTACCCGTATGCATGCAAGGTTAAGTGAACGTCTGGGTGAACGCCAAGATCGACAATTTCAACCTTGATGTCTAGGTCCTCGCCTGATCTGTCGCCAAGACGAGGCATTTCTAACCTGTGCCCATAACGGAAATTTTGACTTGGATTGACCAAGCCTTGAACAGTTGCTCGCGCTTTAGCAACATCAACGTCGGCGCCGCCAGTGGTTACAGTACAAGTGATTTCATAGGTGATAAATCCATCAATTTTTGTGCTCTTAACGCCTGATACATTGTCAAACAATCCACCGTTTACTTGAAAAATAACGTCAAGTCTTTTGCGCTTGTCTTGGCTTCTTTTGTACTCCAAAGCGGAGAAGCCGGCAGAGCTTGAATTGCTGTCAATTTCTTCACCAACTTTTAGCTTGACGTTATCGCTGACCCTAGGGCCAAAAGTTCTATTGATAACAATGCGTCTAGCACTGTTGCTTGAATTAAGACGCTCGACTCCCCTGCGGCTATCGAGTCCTCCGCAAGACTTAAGTTTTCTAGTTAACTTGTCGCCATTTACTGTCAAGGTCTCCAGTCTTGGAGTTTGAATTGAAGTCAAAAGTGGGTCTGAATCATCAGAGATGTCTAAATTTGCCGCCAACAAATGACTGCCTGTAATTACCTCGCCATAAATCAACGGCACAGTTGCACCCGTACCAACAGTGTTGACAGGCCCGTTGAAAGCGTATGACTCTTTCCCAGATGCACCTCTAGTAACACCCTCTGGCCCCGACCCTCGTGAGTTAGTGCCTGATCCTTTAATGCGTGCACCGGCAAGCTCTGGCTGTGGTGAAATCAGACTTGCGGTACCAGAAAGAATCAAGCTTGCGCCGATTGCACCAATTGCGCTTGAAGCTGCTGCTCCGAGAGTAAAAGTTCCAGCTGTAGCTCCAGCACCAAGTCCTAAAAAACCAGCACCGGCTGGCGCGAAGACAATTGCAGCGGCAACCAAGCCAACGCCAAGCAAGATTTGTCCAACTGGACTATCGCCACCGCTGCCTGTAATCACAGGCACAACCATCAATGGTTTACTGCCAAACGGCAGATGCAGCTCGTCATACCCCATCGACGAACCGCCTTGAATCACCCTATATCCAACACCGTTGTTATGCGCTTGCAACAGCTCTTGCCGCAGCGCTGGATAGTTGATGCAAAGCAGCTTGATTGCGTCAGCTGGTGTTTGCAGGTTGTAATACTCGTGCTGAGCCCCGTACTTTTCGCCCAGCTCACCTGCCAGCATGACAAGTTGCATGGCGAAAGACTGCAGCAACACTGCTCCTATAGTAACGGCCTAAAGGCTCTACAGCACTTAAGCCGTTCATGCGTTGGTGCAGAATCTTGTCATCGCCAACATAAATGGCTGCGTGCATCGGGTTCTTGGTGCCTAAACGCATAATCAAGACATCATGCAGGAGGCGATCATCAAACAAAACACGCTCAAATCCCACAGCGTGGGCGTGCTTTAAAAATATGCTCTCAACGTTAGAAAGCGATTTAGGTCTAGGGAAGTCAGGAATCTCAACTCCAATCCTCGCGTAGTAATCACGAAGCAAGGAAAAACAGTCTTGCTTGCCATATTCCCATTGCCGCCCAATCAAGGCTCGATAGTCAACCATTGCTTGTCTGGCACAGAATAAACGTACCAAGGCAACTTGGTTTGGCTGCAAGCTCTGCGATCACAGTCACTAACAGGTGTGCCTTGAGGATGTGAATGGACTACAGCCTCAATAGTCCCAGCAAGCATTGCTCGTGCATAGTCCACTGGATTTATAGCAAAAGTGTTTTCAGGATCAATAGCGATATTTCGACAAGGGAAATACGAGCCGTTAACAACTAAGCCAGCCGACTCTTTCGGGTATTCGCCCTCTGCATGACATATCGCCTTAGGCTTGAATGCGTGTTCCATAGAACCCACCAAAGGGAAGAACTGTCTCGCGACCAAACCTTGCTTGACAGCTTGACAGTTTTTTGCCGCAACGATCAGAAGCTAACTTCTCTGCAGCAGTTCCTGTTGTAATTTGTTGATCATTAATTGTGAAACAATTAGAGCCTGAATAAGTGCATTCTGTGCCTCTGTACTCCCAAGGGCAAAACTCCTCAAAAGTGCGGCCAGGCAAGTTAACATTGACTAAGTCAAGTTTTGGGGCCAGCTCAAACTCAACTAGTTGTTGGTTCTCAGAAGCAACTCTATCTATGTACCAAGTCTCAACCATTTTTGCGTTTGGATCGGAAGTGTCATTGAAGGTCTCCATAACTAAAAAGTCACCGCCCTCAGACTGCAACGCTTGAGTCACGTCGTCGTCATTTACGAAGGCAACATCTTGATTAAAGTTGCTAGCATCAATAAACTTTGCAAAAGTACGAATCCGCCTAACTTCTGCGCCCAAAGGATTATGCGAAGCCATCAATGTCGTGATGGCATTATTTACATTTGCGACGCGCAGTGTTGGCCTAGGCAATGCGCCTTTGGCATTGAACTCAAATCCATCAACCTCAACAGGTACTGCTGGATAAGGATTGCCATCAAACTTGATAGTCTCTGTTAAGCCATTGGTTCCTGCGTGATAACGCAATGTGCTGTCAGTTCCATTTACTTGCTCCGTCAATACGACCTCAAACAAATCAATAATTGCAGTAGGAGCAAGCTTTAACAGCTCTTCTGCTAAAGGCTCAAACGCTTCCCAAGTGCAAGTGCCGTCAACCAGCGTTTGCGTAATTTTGAACGGGAACGCAGGCTCTAAATTTGGGAAACTTGCGTAAGTGTCTGCCGGAGCAGTCGTACCAGCAACAATGCACTTAAATGCAAGCGTGTTTCCTGAAGCTGGCTTTGCGCGAACAACATCGCCAACCAGAAACGCTGTTTCGGCAGTCCACTTATGCAGCTCGTATGGATAAGCC